CGTCTCCCGTCCCCAAGAAACTGCCTGAGCCAGAGATATACGGTCCTGTAGAAATGATTGAAGTTGTTGTCGTATCACCGCGAGTTGTAACATCTTGCAGATCGTCGTTCCCCGCAGGAGTATCTCCAGAAAGGAGATACGGAACATTATTATTCGTAATACGATTACCGTCTCCCGTCCCCAAGAAACTGCCTGAGCCAGAGATATACGGTCCTGTAGAAATGATTGAAGTTGTTGTCGTATCACCGCGAGTTGTAACATCTTGCAGATCGTCGTTCCCCGCAGGAGTATCTCCTGAAAGGAGATACGGTAGATCTCCTGGGCCTTGCAATCTACCTCCTAGAGCTGAACCACCAGCGATTCCTTCTACATATAACTTATAATTAGGTTGAGGGAGAGAGCCTATACCGACATTCCCATCGAAACGCCCTTCTCCGACGGCATGTAAATTACCACCGTTAGTGTTATCTCCTTCTAAGCCTCCTTCAATAGTGAAATCTCCAACTAATGATTGGTCTCCTTGGTTATAAAGGTTTAAGTCTACACCTTGGAGGATAGGTTCAAGAGTATATGGTCCTATAGTTAATATCTCTGGTTCAAACCCTACATCGCTGTTCGCTATTAATTTAAAGAAGAGGGGGGTCTTTTCTGTAATACCATCATCAGTACGAAGTCTAATCCGTTGTCCTTCTTGAATTGCGCTTAATGGATAATTACCTACTAGGTTATCTATGTTTGTCGCAAAATCTCCAGATGTCCCATTCCATATAGTAAGATCACCTAGATTAGTAAAGTTCGGACTCTCATTAAAACCCAACGTTAATTCTATGAATCCAGTAGACCCAGATGCGCTTATAGGCTGGTTATTAAAATATTTAATCGCGTCTGCTCTATCAGCGGCAGAAGTTATACTCCCAGTATCTGGTGGAGAATAATTAGTAAGGTTTTCGTTTAAGGAGGTTTCTCCAGAAGCTTGGACTATTACCTTATCGAAAGTCGCTGTGTTGGCGTAAAGGTAAAACTCTCCAGTGGATGTACCTCCGTCTGCGTTTACAATTTCATTTCTTATCCCAAAATTCCTATTATAAGAGCCGAAGACATCTATATTTTGGGAGCGGGAGAAAGTAAAAGTGGAATTTCCATTTATTCTATAGCTAGGGAATACTACATTAGAATCAGAATCTAAAATACTAATTATTTGTCTTTCGACAAAAGGGTCAGCGGCTATTTGGGACGCGGAAGTAAGTAATTCTCCATTTCTGTTTAAGATATTAAACTGCAAAGATACATCACTTCCATTTCTGTATACTCCACTACCTGTTATTATCTTGGTCGGGTCATCGAGGTCAGCGTTATAAACGCTGTTGAATTCATAAATATTTCGAGTAGTAAAACTGCCCTCGTAGTAACCGCTTGTGGCAATATCGCCAGCGGTAGTTCCGATACCTATTTTGGTCGGCGATGAATTAGTATTTCCTATATAAGTAGCATAAAAAGCTGAGCCATATTCTTGACCTTTTTTTGTATGGTATACAGTGGCAGAGCCTACGCCAACGTAAGGGCTGTCCTCTGATCTTAAATCTCCGATAGGGGTTGAACCACCGATAACAGTAGCTACGCCAGTATAAAGATTGAGCGCAGTCGCCCCTATAGATACAGGTAAAGAGCTAGAGCCTTCTCGAATTGCAGTTACGAAATTAACATCAGTCCATCCATGAGTAATCGCGGCAGAATTCAAATAACCTCCCGCCCCTGTAGCTCCAGTTGCGAATTCTCTTGCTTCTTTTGCGTAAGCGAAGGCTGCTCCAGTTTTGGGAACTTTTAATACCGTATAACCCGTGTAGTTCATTATAGAATGGTGATGTTATTTAAAAATGATTTAGAGTAAACGAGTGCATCTTCGTAGAGAATAAATATTCCAGTATTTCTATATGGAGAATCATAATATGCATTTACATTACCATCTGTTCTCCCCATATTCCCTAATGAATTTACACCTAAATTAAAGACTCCTACTTGGTTTAATCCATCAATACTTATACTAGTGTTTGTGGTGTTAGTATCTAACACTTGGCTATTTGGCATAGTGAGTCTCACTCCATAGCCAGTCACATCCGCTACAGCATCCCAAGCTGCTGTTATATTAAAAGTCTGGTCTGTAGCATTAGGTATCCCAGTCGTTACGTTGCCTACGAATGTAGGAGGATCTAAAGTCTGATACGTTACTCCGTTAATTGTCTGAGAGACTTGATAACTATAAGTATTAGCTTCGTTTTCTATACTAATGTTTTTATCGATTAAATCAAATTTGCCAGTGTCGTATTTTGTAGCAGTCACAAGATACTCATTGGGATTTTCTTCTTTCATAGAGATAACTTTATAAAAGAAAGGGCTAGCATCTTTAATTTGAAATTTGGCAGCACTCCCTAATTTAACTAACGGTAATATCTCTGGCCTATTGAAGCCTGAGAGTAAACATCCATAATCTAGATTGGTTACTACGCCAGTGAGACTGATTTCTGTTATTTGCTCAGGAGCTATAGCAGATAACTCATAATTAGTTATACCGCGACTGTAGTTTCGGAAACTGTTTAAATCAAAACCAGAAAATATCACAGATGATCCCCCCCTTTTATCGCCAGCGACGGCATTCATATCTAAAACATCTATTTCTCCCGTATTAAACGTCAGGAGGCTTTGAGCGCCTGTATCTTTGGCGATAAAATCACCAGAAGCTAAAGATATAGCGTCTCCAGAACCAAGAACCCAACCAGTTACACCTGTTTCAAAATATACGTGTGTGCCAGAGATTCCTGTGTAAGAAGCGTAATCAACATATCTAGTATCTCCCACCACAAATTCAGTGGGGTTATACCCTTTGGTATAACCTGTAAAACTATAATCCCCAGTGAAACGATGCCAAGGAGCTGTGGCTAAACCTGTGATAGTAAAGCTGTCGTATCTCTCTCTTAGTCTGTCGGCTATAGCAGCTGTATCATCTATACTATCTATACCAGTAGGATTATAAACGGTAAGAACTCCAGTAGTCATAACGGAAGAGAAATTATTGCTAAGCCTAATTGTTTCGTCTTCTAAATTAACATCTAAAACCTTACCAAAATTAGTTATATTCGTTTTTAATTCATCTTCTATTATAACTAAATCTCCAGGTTTACATAAGAGGGTTTCTAAACCTGCAGTAAAAGCTACTTGTTGGTTTTCTTTTATTTTAGAAAAAATTTGATGTTGAGCGGCCCTGCGAGCCATAGCTCTAGAGGTTATTCCTATACCATCTATACGTTTCTTAAAAATTCCGCGCTCTTTTATGTCTTCTTCGTCTTCGACGACTTCTATTTTAGGTTCATAGTTATTAAATCTATCTTTATATCCTATTTCTATTGTATTGAATTGTTCATCTCTTCTGTTATTAGAATAGAAAAACAAGCCATCTTTAACGCTTTCGTTAGTAAAAAAATTAGTTGCGCGTTTAGGTCTGTCGTCTACAAAATTAATTTCAGAATTGCTAAAGAAAACCCTCCCTCTGAAGAGGGCGGCGATAGTGTTTATAGCGTCAAATATCTCCTGCCCTTGATCGAATACTATGTTGCAAGAGAAACGGGGTTCCTTCCCTCCTTTACCATCTTCGACTCCCAAGAAATAACCTTGGTCATCTACATTATCACAAAATCTACCTATTTTATAGAGTTGCCATTTATTAATTTTATTAACATCGATATGTAAACCCATGCCATATCTATTATTAGTCAATAGATCATACAATATCCATGCAGGGTTATCTGTCCATTGTAGAGTATCATGAAACACACCGTCCCAATCTCCTTTGTAAATTAATTTATTTTTTTGACCAGCATCATCAAATTCTTTTTTGGAGTCATAATACCTTTTATCTATTCCGTTACTAGTAGGGAAATAGTTGTTAGGGATTTTTACTTTTTTAAGTTTGCAATCATAACTCCTTTTAGGGATACTACTGAAAGATCTAGAATCTAATTTAGTTCCTATTATAGCGGAGAATGGGTAGGGGAGATTTGCGTTTATGATTTCTGTGACTTTATTGACTGAGACGACTTTGTCTAACAGAACAGAATTAGTCTCATAAGAAAGTTTCGTTACTTTTATATATCTATTTTGCGTCTTTGTTTCGTCGATCACACCAGTTTCTATAACTTGTCCGCCGTCAGATGTAATAACATTCTTATATTGACTTTTGGTAGGAGGTAGTAGAAAAGGTCGAGATAGATAATCTAAATCGTTCTCTGCGGAATTTAGTTCTACGACTAAATCTCTACCGCTAGTTGATTTATAATCAGGGTTACCAATATCGATTAAAGTACTTCCTTCTATTAAAGCCACTATTCTAAAGGTATAAACTTTGAAAGGTATTTCTCCTTCAGAGCAATTGCTCTTATTGCCAATAGAGCCAGTTTCTACACTTATGTTTAATACAGTGGGGAAAGATGTCCCTACACTTAACTTTTCTTCCTTTTGGTGGTTGGAGGGGGCTGTTTGTACGCCGTCAACTGATTTAATGAGAGTATCTTTTAGGGAAGAAACGTCTAAAGTTATAAAAACTTCTTCTACATTAGGATTATAGATTGTATGCACGACTGGAATAGCTTTTTCGTCGAAATCAGATAGGGAATTTTTTGCCCAAGATGAATACTCTCTCCAGCCCTTGGTGTTAGCAGCGTCTGCTCCTTGTCTCTCATCCCTACTTCCTTCAGTAAGAGGCAGACCCAAATGCATCGGCTTGTAGTTATTCGTGATAGGGTCGTATGCTATTTGAGAGCTTGGTCCGAATTCAAAGCCATCCGTTTCTTGATGCATCGAACTCTTGTTTAATAGCATTGTTGGCCCCTCTTTGATGCGTTGGACATTGCGATATGCAACAGTGAAAGGTCCGAATAGTTCTCTGCCGTATTGATGATCAATAAAAATCTTTTTAAAATTCTCGAAAGGGGGTTGGCTCTCTTCGCCCTTACGGATCTCGGCTAAAATATTACTATAATTATATTTTAATGTATCCGCAATAATAGAATTGCTCCTTTTTGCGTATCTAAAAGAGCTTACATCTTTTAACGCGGAGATAATATCTTGGGGTATTTGGAATGGCTGGTTCAGCCCAACGCCTCTAAAATTCCAAGTTAATGCATTTTCTGCTTGAAATTCGAAAATCAAGAATCCATACATCTCCCCAGTTAAATCCCCTGTGGGTAAGATTTCAGGGCAAGTCACATCAGTGACTGTTATACCTGCATTTTCCATAACAGCTATGAGGTCAAAACCATATGAAGCCCCATAAGGTAAAGTCTGCATTCCTAGTAAGGTATCGCCGTCTGATATTTGTTTACCTGCTAAATTAGAATTACCCTCAGTAGTCACCTTACATATAATTACTCCGTGTGAGGTGGCTTTTAGGTGGGTAGGTAAGAGGTCGTTTACCTTGTCTCCACCCCACCCTATGTTTTCTAAAGCTCTCTTGGCTAGGTCTCGTTGTAGTATGTTGTCGGTATCTTGACCTTTATTATTTTCATTATATAAGCCTAAAATAAGATCTAGATCGGGCAGTATGCTAGCGTTAAGGATTGTATTATTACTAGCGAATAAGGTTTGACCACCAGACGTAGATTCTCCATTCCGACGAGCGATAGCGTATGCAGTAGAATCTATAGGTCTGAAGCCGAATAGGAATTTGGATGTGAATACAGCCAAACCGCCGAGCGGCCCAGTTTCGCTTGAATCTGTCCATATCAGACTGCCACCTTGGACTGGCCCTTTTGGTTGAGCGTCATTTCTGTAAGCCGCGTTGTCATCGCTGTATCCCGTTTGTATTTCCCCATTAAGATACCAAGGGAATGTCTTTGGTGTGGAACCTCTATATCTAATAAAACCTCTGATATAAAGAGAGTAGTTAGACTTACGCCAAGGCAAGATGCGATTTCCGTTCACATCTCGGTAGTCACTTACCGACATCGTTCTTAAAAAAACCATGTTGACATCGGGCCATGATTCTGCCTCAACAGTTTGTGTCCCTCCAGCTGTATTTGATTTTAAATCTGTTATTCTACCTCCTGAACTTCTGCTAGTTACCTCGCTCAATTCTTGAAAAAATTCACTTAAACCAGAGATTCCTTCTGAGCTGGCTAATTCTAAATTTAAAGAATTAATAGTTTCGATCTCTAAAGATGTTAGATTATTAGTCTTTTTCGCGGATTTACTAGTCACAGCTACAGGTGTATCATCTAAATAAATACCTTGTAATATATTCAAACCATCTACCAATTCTCCATGTGCATTGACAACACCTTCGATGGGTCCATCGCTTAATAAATCTAGTGTCTCTGCATAACTGTGGGAAGCTCCATATTGGAGTTCTCCCATAACAGGGGGCTTATAAATAGGAGGCTTAGGTTTATTTCCTTTTCCTCCTGCTCCTGCGATGCTCAGCTTTTTAAGAAGATGTTTCATGATGTTCTGTTGCCTATGAAGATCGGGTTACTCTGGTCACCCCGCAAAGCTTCTGAGGGGGGCATATATTGTGGATAAGATTTTATTGTGGCCTGTATGACTTGTGAGCCGACTATCAAGCGCCCATAACCTATAGGGACTGGTGATCCTTGGCTCGCTAAGTTGGCGGTATTACTAAATATCATAGAGCTTTTTGATCCACCTGCTATAATTTCTAAAGCTTCGTTTTCGGGTTTAGGTGTTAGAGCGTAACTGATAGCAGCGAAAAGGACTGAATTAAGCACGGCCCCTAAAAAGCTCGCCGTTCCGCCAGTAAACCCGATGGCTAGGATCGCCGCTTGTCCACTACCAGAGATAGCTGGGACGAGATCTATAGTAGCGGGGTTTGACATATGGTCCATATCTGGGCCATTAGTAATTCTTGTTTTATTGATAATTATATCATAACAAAGACCTTCTCTTTGTAGCTCCACCAATCGTTGTAGAAATCCCTGTCTATTACAATCTATAGCCTCCAAAATATCTTTTGGGTTAGGCAAGCTCAATACGAATGAGTTACCATACTCTCGCGCTAGAATTCCATGTATATTTATCACTGTCATTTTACAACCTTTATCCTGTCTAGTATATTTACATCAGATTCTATAGTTTCGGGCGTATAAATATTTATTTTTTTTGTGTTAAGGCTGTATATCAAAAATGGTTGGCAACAATTGTCTGCCATCTTGATATCAAATTCAGATTCTTTTTCATCTCCCACTATATGGCTATGGAAAACAGCTATCATACTATAGGAGTCTTTAAAAAGCAAATAGCTCAGAGGGTTTATTAAGAAGTGTGATCGAGGGTTTTCCGCGATATTGTCCTCTTTTTGAACTATAAATTCTTTTTCCTCATGATCATAACCTAAAAATCCACAGATTTCTTGTGTGAAATGCTTATGAGACATTTCTTTTATTTTATGTAGGGCGGTAATTTCCCCTTTACACTTATGTATTTCTTGCATAGCTAAATCCATCAGTCCCAGGAAAACCCCCAAAGTTAGGGAATGCTGGTGTCGGGTTTGAGAGAAGGGTCAATGGAGATTCTTTATAGCCTTGGGCTACGCCTAAGAATTCTCCACTGCCAGTTAAATGGATATTCCCTGTGTGGATATCGAGCATCCCTGTAGAAGTTGTTCCTCCGATCAATCCAGTTGAAGCGTCCCACCAAGCGACTAAACTGTCTTTCCCATAGGAAATTATTTCGTCTCCGACTTCCACCTCCCCTCCCGTTATTGTCCCAAAGCGTCCCGTGCATTCATCATAATTTCTCGGAATAAAATCTAAAGAATTAGAAAAGCCATTGGGGGTAGCTATTCTTTTGTAAAGATAATTTATCTCTTCATCATTCAAAGGTCTATTCCATACAGCCCAAGGTCCAAGCGCTCCATTCATTGAGGTGGTGTAAGGGGGGTTCGAAACACTATTTGGATATGAATATTCCTTACTCCAATATTCGACTGCGCCCAACATAAATGTTGTAGGCAAAGCTTTTTCACCTACATAAGGAGAGGGCCATTGCATAGTTTCCCTTGTCGCCAAGCTAGCGAAATTTCCTATTTCATTTGATAGCTTTTGACTTGTTGTTGATAGATCGATTCCGTTTACATAGAACTTAATTTTTGTCTGGGCCTCTGCTTTGTCTGTGCCATTAACGACACCATCCCCATAACTATTTGTTACTACATATTGGACCCATTCTCTTGCGTTTCCACATCTTTGTTGTTCGTGTAAATTTATAGTTTTATAAGTGCTGAGACCGACCGATTGCGGGACAGGAGGGTTATCGGGTTCGCCTGGTGTATAATTCCAAGGCCCGATATTTATAGTGTCCATATAATTAGCTGCGACTCCGTTAGTTCTTGTCCCTCTTCGCGGGATCGGCTGGGTTTTGAGCGGAGGGACGGTAGTAGAGTTTATATTTAACCATTGAGTATTCGGCCAACCTGCATCGTCTGAGGGCGAAGTGCTTAATATTCCTGCTCCTATTGGGCTATTTTGATTAATATTAGCCCAGCCCATGATGGTAAATTCTCCAGTTAACTGCCCTGTTAATTCTGGGACGGTAGTGTGGAATAGCCCTGTGTGATTTGGGATGTATGAGATATCTTCGCCTTGCATACCAGAAATCTGGATTGCGTTAAAATTTCTATCGATGTTTTGCGCTGCGGCGAATCCTATTGAATCAACCTCATTAAATCTTTGTTTGCATGCGGAAAGTTTTTTGGTACATCCATCTCTTTGCCAGAAGCTGGGGTTGCCTTCTGGTGATTGCCCTATATTATTGTCTTGCGCGGAGACATACGCTGTCTTTAATGCCTCCCCCTGCATATTTGGATCAGGACTAGGTAAGAAAATAGTAGGGCTTTCTAGTATCACCACAGCACCTTTGGCGTATTCTTCTAACTCACTCCATATAGCACTGGGGTCGTCAAGAAACGAACCTACAAAGCCATCTGGTGGAGAGTAATTAGGTGTCACTCCGTTTCCATCGAGGTCTTGGAATTTTTGACCATCACTCCTTTCTATAGGTTGACCTTGATATCTACAACCCTCTCCTCGGTATTGCCAAGGGCAGAATTTAGAGATAACGCTACGAGGATTGATGCTAGCACTCTCAAGATCCAATGGGGAATTGAGTTCGAACTCTACGAACAATCTAGACTCTTGAGTTTTTCTACCCATTAGCCACGTTTCATCTGTCAATTCTGCTTTAGGATCAGCTTCTCCGAAAGGATTTCCGCCTTCAAAGTTTTCATCGTCAATAAATTTTACGGATACTCTTTTTCTAATGAAGCTAGCGTTTTTAAAGTCTTTATGGACTTGAAGGAGTTGGGTAATAATATTATTTTGATTAGCCACACGGATTTTAGGTCGAGCTAATTTGCCATCCCCTAATATATCAAACCCTTCGCTTTCCATAGACAAAGGTAAATATTGAAAACCTTGCCAGAGAATAGATTTAGAATAGATAGCTCCTCCATGAAATCCTAACCATTCATTTGGCTTATTGACTCTGTCGGGGTATACCCTGAACATTTCTAATAGCGCGGTCGGCTGTAGGTCTAATAAACTACGTGCTACTTTGTTTTTTCCTTCTTCCGCCATAATGTAATTTACACTTTATTAGTATATAATATTAAAAAGAAGTGAAAATTACACATCTAAAAAGCTATAGCGAGAAGTTAGAACTTGAGTTCTATAATTTCTTTTTAAGCTCTAAGCCATATGACTTAGATCATATACGGTCTCCTCATTTAAGAAGGCAGAAAATAGAGTCTTTATTTTCCACTTACTGTAAAACTTCTCAGGTATATACTGTCGAGGAGGACTCGAAACTCAAGGTTGCTGCTTTTGTGTTAGACAGCGGGTCTTATTTAGATGTGATTTTTATATTTGGGGTCAGTAAGAATTTCGGGAGTGTCGAAATAGTGAGGGCGGCGCGAAGTGTTTTGGAATACGCTATGCAAAGTTTAGGGAAAAATTATATTAAGAGCCAGATAAGAAGGAAACATAAAGTTAAATCGTATAAAAAGTGGCTTGAAAGATATGATAAAAAACTCATAATATTTAACGACGAGAATAACACTGTTGTTTGGTGTAATAGAGATATAATGACAATTAAATTTAAAGTTGTGGGTACAAATAAGGCTACTGCTCATTTAATGGGCAGAGAACTTCTGTTGCGTGGTACAAAAAAAATCAAGCACGGTCTATTGAGGGAGTTCTCTGACGGGGAAGATACTTACCTTCTAGACGAAAAAGGTATTGATTTTTTATCTAAAGCTGTTATGATCTATGGGCATTTGTCAGATAATAAACAGAATGTCGGTAATATTTCTTTAAAATTCATGCCAAACGAATGAAACCAAAAACTATTTTATATAAAGTGTATACTCGCAAAGGCGAATATCATCACGGTTACAGCGCCCAACTCAAAGGTTCTCGCGAATGGGCTATCGATTGCGCGAGGGTAGTCGATGGTTATGTAACTCAAGTATCTGATGATCTAGAAAAAACAGAGAATAAGATATATACTCATGGGGCAAAACCTCAATGTTGAGCTTAATAAAATCTATCTTAAAATCTTTAGAGTTGTTCTTAGCCCTTAAGAATAAACAATTTTATTATGATTTACAAAAAGAACATAAAAGAGTAGAAGATGAAATCATTAAAAAAATCGAATATCTTAGACGGAGTGGCATTAGCAATAATGCTGATCGGGCTGACCTCCTGCGCGAAAGACTCATTGCCGAACGTTCACGATTTAAACATCTATCAGCCTTCTACTCTAAAACTGCAGAAAGGGAATCCGATCCTGACTGAAGAGGGCATTTATACCCCTAATACTGATGAGGTTTGGCATTCAGATGCGAGGTTTCGCCGTCTTGAGCGCGAAATTTATCCATTTAAATGATGTATATTTAAAAAAAACCTTTGAAAAGTGGACTTTTATTTTATCAAGTGTAATTAATAAAACATGGAGCCTGAAAAATCAATCATCAAAGAGTTTATTAATGGTGGATGGCTTGTTTCCTTGATAGGGGCGGTCGCTATGTTCGCTAGATTACTACATGCTAACAAAGATTTGACTTGTATGGAGCAATTTAAAAAAATCGTAACAGCTGCTATAGCTGCGACTATCGCTTGGTTTGTCTTAGAACAAACAGACGTTTCATCTTTAACTAAAGCTATTACTTATGGTATCATTGGGGTCATTAGTCCAGAAGTTATTACTGGCATTGTTCGGATCGGGGAAAAATTCGCTAAAAACCCCGATAAATTTATTAAAAAATAATAAAATGGATTTTAAAGGTAAAAAAGAAGTAGTCAAAGCTGTCCAAAACTTAATTGGTGTTTCTGCTGACGGGCGTGATGGGCCAATTACTTGGAATGCTATACTCGCTGAGTTGTCTAAGAAGGGCGGACCTACAGCGGATGGGGGGATTGCTGATATAATGGTCTCTATAGCTAGGGGAGAGATAGGGGTTTCAGAAGTAGACGGGACGAACTG